TATCAATACCAGTCACTGTATTTGAAGTAGAATTTGCTGTTGCTGTTCCAGTTACTGTTTTTTGTACTTTACCAACAATTCTCCCAGTGGATACGTTTGCCGTCGAATTAGCCCCAGTTACAAGCTGAGCAAGAGAGAACGAAGTATTTGAAGAACTAAAAACTATATTTGCAAGTGGTTGATAAACTACCTCATCGATTAAAAAGTTAGGAGTATAAGTGTTTGAAAAAACCTTGTTGGTGTATTCCAACATCTTTTCAGCAATAACTGGAGAAGTCGTAAGTCTATAACCAGTACCACCATCTAACAGAGTAAATGTAACCTTACCAGTTTGCTGGCCAACAGAATCAATTCTTGCCTTACCTTGTTTTCCTCTTACCGCTGAAACAACGTCGACTACGTCACCAACAGCAAAATCTCTACCAGCGTCATTAATTGTAATTTTAGTAAGAGATCCTATCACTTTGGGGCAATCATTAAGACTGCCATCTGAAGTAATTAACTCATCAAATAAGAAATCACCATTAACATTTGATAGATATATTACATCAAGATATTTTCCGTTTATACTTTTTCTTCCTACTCCCTCAACAAAAGCTGAAGCTCCAGATGTTGAACCAACAACTGTTTTACCAATAAAAGAGGGTGTCTTTGTCGATAGAGATACTTCAAGATAAACAGGAACAAACCATTCACCGTCTGAAGCTTTAATTACATCTTTACCTGGAAAATATACTTCTGTTTCTGAAACGTTAAAAACTCTGTTAAGAAATAGTTTAGTACCTCTTTCCGTTCCTTTTGATGAGTAAAAATCACCAGAATGCTTTACATTGAATCTTGTTTTATCAAAATCAACTGGAGATCCAGTTAGATATTTTAAGTTGTAGTGATATAGAAATTCATCAATGGTGTTATCTATATCTCTAAATTCCAGCAGATTTCTTGAAAAGAAAATATGGTTGTTTGTCTGTTGGGCCCACTGATAGTATTCCTTGACAAACTCAATGAATGTGTTTCCCTGCTCTTTGTAGAACTGGGGAAAGTGATTTTCTACCAGTATGCTAATATCGTCTTCTACTCGCTTCATAATTTCTTAGGTACCATTAGAACGTTTATATCTTCAGGTTTTATTTTAAGTATGTTTCTAAACGATGATGTGTAATCTTGACTAACAACTTTTGCGTACAATTTTATACCAGACCCTGTAAAGCTTTCCACATTGAGGTTGGATATTGTAATACTACCTGTAGCATAATCAATTGTTCCAATTTTTGCTTTTTCTATGTGGTTTGTTGATGTTACTCTTACAATTCTTATATTTCCAATGCCATCGTCTTCCAACTGACAATTTAATCCATCTAAAATGAATGAAGATGAAAACAATCCTCTATCAGCTGTAATACTGTGAGATTGTTCAGATGGAGTAGTGATTAATATTTCAGCACCGAATGAAAAAGTGAAATTAGTAGCTACACCAGTATCTAATGTAAGCAAGTAATAAGGTACAACCACAGTATCATTGTTGATGATAGATTTATCGGTATTGTCTATAGTTGTTACAAAATTACTGTATAAGAAGCTAGCGTTAAAGTCATTTAAATATGTATCATTGTAGTTTGATATTGTAGTCAATACCTTAGTAGATAACTGATTCTCAGACAGTGTTGTTATATTGAAATTGTAGTTTACCGATGCGTCTACCTTCAAGTAAACAAAATCAGGATTAACGATTTCTGTGAGAATACCAAGAGGAACCTTATCACTCAAGTAATTATTGTAAATGCTTTTCTTTAGGTCAGGAATACCATCAGAATTTTCTACATCGATAGAAATAAACACTTTACCGTACTGAGGAGGGTCTTCCTTTTCTCCGCCATACACTGATATTGCTTGAATTTCAGGAAACTCTCTTGTTAGTAAGATTTCGTAATCACTTTCGGTTATAGCTCTTTCCTGTGTTTGAAAGCTTCTTGGAGCATTGAATTTGATTGATGTGTTGGATTCAGATACTGATCCGCTAACAGCTTCAGAATTCAGTGTAATTGTAACATTCGAATGTCCATCGATGCTTGAATTATTAACAAACGTATCTGCTCCGTTAGGCAGTTCCCCACTACAAGCTCTATATGTTATATCAATCACAGCACCGTTACGAGGTGCTCTGCCCGATATATCATCTCCAAACACAACCTCATACTGCTCATTCTCAGCAGGCTGTACAAAGAATATATTTGTATTTGAAACTACTCCAAATAATGAATATGCTTGAGTATAAGTGTAAACGTTTGCACCACTATTTTCAGAAACAGAAATCTCAATACTTGTTGTGTCAATAGTTTGATTGTTTAGTACAAATCTTTGATTTTGTATAGCACTATTTTTTACAAACGTATCTGTTACGTATGAGCCTTCATACAATATAGTATTGTTAGCAAAGTATACGCCATTAGCACTTGTTACAATTGCAATTGACTCATTTGTTACAAAGTTGAATGTATTAGAACCGACTCGAGATGTGAATCCGGTCTTCGCTGGAATAACAACAGAGGACACATTGGTTGAGGGTGTTATTGAAATGTTTACATTTGCTTGAGCTGATCTGAAAGATCTAGGAAGGTAGTTGAGTTCCTTCGCATGAGATACAATACTATCCCTAAGTTGCGCAGTATCAAGAAACATCTCACTAGCTACCATGTTCATATAAAACGTATTAAGATATGTGTTGTAAGCAAGGACATCTAACAACACACTCATGTTTGAGCCATCAAAATTATAATCTTGAAACTTTGATTGTGATGATAGGTATGACTTCAACGACGATTTCAAAGAATTGAAATCTAAGTCAATTAGGTTGATAGATGAATTTGCCATTTTACCTTATTCTTGAAAGAAAGAAACTGATTGAAACATTCTCAGGATTATTTATGGTGGTAAAAAACATCTGCAGCTCTATAGAGTGATTATCTGGAAACTCAATTGCTTTAACCTTGATAGTTTTTATTCTTGGCTCAAAGTTTTCAACAGCTGTTTTAATTTCAGTCTCTATTGCATCTGTTGTAAATTTGGAGAAGTTTTCAAATAACAGTCCAGAAATATTACAACCAAACTCCGGAAAGAAAGGGCGTTCTCCTTTTCTTGTCAAAATAATATTCTTCAAGGAATTAATTATAGAGTCTTCGTTAGTTAGTCTAGCAAGATCTTTTGTTCCAAAGTTCTTACTGAAGCTATTGTAAAAATCACTATACCTCTCTGACCTTAGAGAAGTTACTGTAAATTTATCTGCGTATGACGTTGCCATTTAATCTCCTACAAATACGTTACTCGATCCACCTACTGCATTGGGTGCACAGTGTGCTCCTCCAAGCGGTGCACATAACGCATCAGGAGCTGCAGAATCATTGTTATTACAAACAGCAACACCTCCAATAAAAACATTATTAGTTGCTGCAACCAATGCACCTCCGCCATGTGAGTTAGGATCTTTATCTATTGACCAAAGTAAGCCGTTTACATATACTTCACTGCTTTGAGCAGATACAGTGGACGCACCACATGCTCTGGAATCCGTGTCTCTGTGAACTGCTGGCATTATGGGTTGAAATCTATCTTAGGTGCTTTGATTAACATATTTCCTTTGGATTCCAGTGTATATGTTCCATCTACAAGAATATTAACATTCCCTTTGACTCGTACATTAACATCACCACCGACATAAACATTATTGTCCTTAGTGGTAACATCGAATCTATCATCAACTGACTTTATAACAACTTGACCATCTTGGTCTATTTCAACATAGGTTCCGGTCTTGTGCATGATATGAATTCGTTCTTTGGAAACTGTATCATCAACCTCTATTAAATGACCAGACTCTGTTCTCAATACCTTATTATATGGATATTTAGCATTGAAAGGAGTAGATGGTTCTCCTGGAAACGGCAAGGCTGAACTTACTTTCTTAGATTCTTTAATTTGCGCAGCTGAATTGATACCAATAGCGGAGTTAGGAAGTTCATTATCTTCTTTAGTTCCAACGATACCAGCAAGAGTACCGAGTATGACTGGAATCTGACATTCGTTTCCATCCGCAAAGAAACCAAACACAGTTGTTCCTACCATCATTCCCGTTGGACTGATACCCACCCCGTCATTATTGACTCCCAAAATACCAGCACTGATTATAGAATTAATCACAGTTGCCCATGGTAAGTGGTCTGTAGGTACATTGACAGTGTCTGGAGATCCGCCGGCTGTGAATGGGTGTACATTATAGATTCTTACACGAACCCGTCCTATTTTCTTCGGATCATCCCTATCTTCAACAACACCAAAAAAC